CTCTATTTTAGGGTTGTAGATATATCTGCGTAATATTATTCCATTCTCTTTGTCGTAGTAATATTCCTTGTTGTTTATAGTATCCTTATCTATGAAGGAAGTTTTCTTATTGTTATTCTTAATTATTGTCTTAATCGTCCTTATGTTGTCATCGGTAAACGTACAATTCATATCGAGGCTTATTGCCGTAAGACCAACGGAGTCAAAACTATGTTTCGTACCAAGTATGCTTACGGTAAAATTGTCTATCATCTTTAGTTTGAATATCAATACTATGTTTCCAGATAGTTTGGATATTAGATAAGTGAATAATTCTTTCGGGACTGGACCTACCTCATTAAAAGGAGACACCGATTCATTTGTTTTGTTTAAAGGGAATTCGTTTCTTTCGGTACTCAATCCATATAAGAACCAATCTGCGAATGAAATTCCGTTTATAGTGGATTCGTTTCAGTTATCCTTTAGCTTTTTTAATGTGTCAGTAATGATGGTTATGTTATTGTCTTTCAATATGCCGACATCCATTGTCATCAACGTCTTCTCTTCGCTAAAATCCTTTGTCTCTATTATCTTTAATAGCCTTTCCTTGATATCATTGCTTTCTGACTGAATGTAGATCGAAAAACAATCTCCCGGATTAAGTATAGTATCATTTCCGAACACGCTCATTCTTTCAGTAGTGGACTTTATGCGCTTCTCTGGATCTGCCTCCCTATAATCGAAAAAGTTTTTCCTTTCTACAAAAGACATCTCATTCTGAGAATCATTTAGTGAAAAGTTTCTTTCTGGAGAAGGGAATGAGCCGACCTGACCTTTTTTGGTAAACGGATTATACGAAGTAAGATATATTATGCCTCCGAATGAAGATATTCCAGTAGGTATATATCCTTCTGGAAGTTTCGCCGATTCAATCTTTCCGTTTCCCATATCGTTCTGTAATACAAACTCATTTCCGTTGTATGTAATAAAAGTTCCGTTTAGGCAATTTGTCAACGAACTGTCTGACGGATAATTGGTCAACTCATTGAAGTCCATCATTAAACCTTTACTAAATGTGTTTGTTATACTTTTGTTTGCCATAATTTAAAAATTCATATTCATTGTTATATTTCATGAGCTGGTTCAAACGTTTCTTATTTCTTATAAGAACGACCTTGAAGTATTTGATGAAAACATCATGTTCCGTCACCCTAGCAATCTTCATTGGTTCGTCCAAATCAACCTTTAATATTATCTCTCCGTTAAATAGCATGGCTATCTCCAAATCTCTATATATTACACATTTTTTTAACCTTATAATTTTCTTTGAACATTTCAAAGTGTCCTCATCAGTTTTCCTTATCACATCTTCAGCATCCTTTCCCTTCAGCAATATATATCCGTATTTCTCTGCCACAGGTTTTCTCTTCTTCATCCTAAATAAGAATTTTAACATCATGTTGTTCTTATAGCTTAATGACCTTGAAAGTTTACTTACGTGCAATGTTCCTATGTACAAAAAGTTCTTTCCTCCTATGTACATGTCATTCTTGGATCTCGACAACAAAGATATACATTTAAGAAGTTTGGCTAAAATCATTTTAATGTCATAATAAGAGAATTCAGGATGTAATAGTTCAAGCCTTTCTATGTAGTCATTATATGTCTTTGTTCCTGAAGTTCCAGTATATACGAAGCCTGAATTTGCGATATCCATTATCATATACTTATAGTAATGTGAGACATATATTGTTTTTGAAGCCGTCTTCGATCCGTTTCCATGCCATAGCGTAAGCCTATATATCTTAAAGTTTGTCGATATCGGATTACTTTCCCTTGCGGAATCAGAACTGTTCATTATGTTATAATACGTATCGCCTGATATTGGCTTTATCTCAATCCTCATGAAATACCTGCTGTCTTCATTTCCGTATTCAAACGCTATGTCATCCATTACAATGTCACGGATTAATAGGTCCATAAAAGTCCTGAATAGTTTTTTGATGTTTAAATTAATGCCAGAAGAAAGTCCGTAACTTTCAAACACAGAATTGTTTGTAAGCAACGAACTTTCAATGTTGATAAGCATGTCGTCAAGTGATGTTGAACATCCGCTCTCAATGCCTACTTTATTCATTATTTAAATGGTTTATAGCTTTTATTAAATATTTTTCTATTGTAAGATGCCATGACGTCAAGAACCTCGTTCATATCGTTTTGTGATATTGATTCAGGAACTCTTGCATTATCGCAATGTTTCATCCAGTCCATCTTAGCCAATGCAGCTCTTTCATATGAACCTTTATTTTGCGTAACATAATATTTCTTTTTGAAAAAAGTATATGCCACGTAGTCTGCTATCGCTATTGATTCTTTGTCGTTAATGAACGGAAGACCGTCTTCGTCCATTATTATTCCAGAATACAAAACCCTTATTTTCTCTATCGGTTCATTTACTATGATTTCATTGTCAGGCAACAGCTCATACTTCACGTACTTACCTCCAATGTATTGCGGATCTTTGTATTTCTTCCTTGCCTCAATGTAATTCTCAGTATACTGCGATGCGAAGTTACCGTTTGGACTGTATCCGTCAAAAGATTTCCAATCCTCAAAAGGGTATGTAACGGCTATTATTTTATCACAGTTACATGGCAACTTGGCAACGCAAGTTTCCGTATCGACATCCAATTCACATTTATACAATCTTACTCTTTTGTTTCCTATGAAGTTCCACGCTATCAGCCCTATTTCCTCGAACTCATCCTCATTCATCTCTATTCCATAAATAAGGTTAAGCTGATAAAATGCGTATTTAAAATTATTTTCCATTATTATTTAGGCTTTTGGTCGTTAGGGGTAATTCCAGGAGCTTTATACCAAGTAAGATATTTAGCCGTGACATTACTTATAATCTCTTTGTTTAAATATCCCAATGGGTCTACAGCATCGTCTTCGTTTATAAACGAGCAGCATCCATAGTTCTCGAGCTGCCTAACATCCTTGAATATTCCTATCACCGAAAGTTGTTTTATGAAAGGTGCGTCAAAGATAAAGCAGTCATACATGCTGTTCTTGTTCGGAGTCGTGTCAACAAACACGAACGGTCTTTTCTTTTTCGATTTTCTGTATTTATTAAGTTCAAGACCCCTAAATGAATAATATATCTTAAACGGATTCCTTTTGTCGGAAGACCCGACATACTCCAATGATTCATATCCAAAATCGTTTATTAGTTGAGGTATCTCAAAATGTCCAACAGGAGGACTCTCCAATCCCTTTATGCAGTCACATTTGTCAAGCGACATACAGTCAACCTGAATACAGTTTATCGGAATGAGCAGGTCACGCCTTGGCAAGAGGTCATTTGCTATATACCTCTTTATAAGATTTTGCCTTTCTATCACAACCTCCTCCTCTATCTGGTCTCTTGATATGTTTGGATTTGAAGTGAATCCAGACAAACCTCCTACTATGCTATTATATATTATAGATACTATTTTTTCGTACATGTTCGTATAAATAAAAAAGGGCGACGACAGATTAGTCGCCGCCCTTAAAATTAGGAATCTATTATCTATTATGACAATAATGTGGCATTAGCTCCATTTGAACCCAATTGAGTTTCAAATGCAGTAGTCAATGCTGCTGGGACCCAGAATACATGGATAGTACCAGCATTCACTTTGTCGCCGATGAATCCGTTAGGATTGTTCGTTTCGGCAGTGTATTCAAGAATATATTGAGTATATAGAGTTCCCATGACAGGCATCTCGTGATTGTTCATCCTAGCCCATCCGACATTCTCCACGGTAGGAAGACGAAGGTCTTTTGTGATATGATACCAATCTCCGAATCCTTGCTTTCCTGTGAACTTGGAAATTGAAGCGTCTACAGAAACAACCTCGTCAAATTCAGTTCCGCCATCGACAAGCTCCTTAACCTCCAATGAGATTCTTTGGAACTCATCCTCTGCCTCGAATGCGATTCCGCTGGCAGTACCACCTGAACACGTAAATGCGGTAGTTGTGGCTGTAGCTAAATTAGATGCAGTAGCTCCAGAAGCCATTGACACGGATAACAATGCAGAAGCTGCTGCATTAGCTTCGATTGCTGCTTGGATGTCCGCTGCCGTATTCTCAGTATCTGCTGACACATAATTACATGCTACCGTAATAGCCTTGGTAGTAGTTCCGCTAACGGTTACGCTAATTGACTTTTCTTGTGCAGAACCAGTATTCGTTACTTTCAATGTTACTGTATCGTTTACGTTCGCAGGAACTGTAGCGGTAAGCAAGTCCGTACCTCCTGATTTAAGAACCTTTGATTTAGGCGCATTCTTTGAAATATTGAAGAATGGCTGTCCATAATACAACTTCCAGTTTTCGTATGCTGCCGTAATTGCGTTGATAATTCCAGCGTCGGTTGCGTTAGCCTTTACGTCGAATTCAATATATACAGGTCTCCCTTTGAATACAAATGAATTGGCATATAAAGTGCTGTTGCTTCCATCAAGTTTGATATAAAAATCAAGACGGTATCTTTTTGTTCCAGTAGTAGACATCAAATCGGATACTCTGTTGATTGAAATCATATCTTTGATTCCGTTATAGCCAGCTTTCTTTCTATATGCAATAGAAGACTTTCCTGACACTACCTTTAGTTTCGGACCGAACTTAACCTCGAACTCCCCTGTTGCTGAAGCTACATTGGTAAGGTTCTTTACTACGACCCTACCAAGAGAGTCAATGATGTTGCTGTCGGCATCCAACGATCCGTTGATTACCGTACTTGTCTGATAATTAAACATAATTATACTTTTTTTAATTGTTATTTGCTCGCACTGGACGACGACAGTTGAGCAGATGTTATGAATCTAGCGTCTGAAGTATTCTCCAGAACCGAAATTTTAATGTCGTCAATTATCTGATAACAAATATAGTCAGGGAACTCGATGATTTGTGTAGTATCCTCCACCAAATCAAGCTGCTCCTGTTCCATATTGCAATATTGTGGAGCTTTGAGGTAGTCCACATATATTTTTGTTAGTTCATATTTGTCTCCGTCTTTCCCGTATCTTATTTCCATCCTCGTCTTAGATATACCGCCATATCTGACGCCTCCTACTTTATCGACGATGCTGATGTCGTTACCTCCGTATTGTATAGTTCTATTATAACCGTCAGTTTCGTATCCTACAATATTATTGTTTATGTCATATTGTATATGTACCGCTATATCGGTCCCAGCATTGGTAATCGGATTATATTCATCATATGGATTAGAGACAGGATTAGAGACATTATGTATGAAATAATACGGTCTGTTTACTTTAGGTCTTTGAAAGTAATCGTTGATTATTGTGCCCGAATTATCGGACGTCATCTTATTCGCATTATAAACTACGATGTCTCCTTCTTTTTTGCATTTTGATTTGTCCTGTGTTACCGTGAATTCGCACATGACATTAAGTATGTGCCTGTAATCATCAGGAAGATAGCATTCATAAATAGAGCCTAACGATTCTCCGTATTTATTCGTTTTTGTCGGAATAATAGGATACGCCGTATGCTCCAATTGTCTAAGCGCATCCTTTATAGCTTGATTAGTGTCGTATGCCAAATATAGAGCGTCTTCAAATCCGTTTATCTTCTTATTTAAAAAATAAAGAAAATCCTTTAGCAATAAGGCTGGAGCTTCAACCTTATTAAGCTCTATAAGAAGAGCTTCATATAATTGTCTTACTGTCATTATTATTTAGGTATTACAGCCGTCTTTGGTTTTGACGGCTTATTTTGAGGTTGCGTTAACGAGTCAGTAGTATTGTTTAATATTGTGTTTGCAGCCTCTTCATTTAGTTTTTCATAATACTCTGGAAACGTATCCTTTTGGATTAGCTGTAACATCTTATTGTTAGAAGACTGCTTCATCCATGTGATTACAGCAGTGTCAGTAGCGCCAAGCACTACGCTATCCGCATACATCCATAACTTATTTTTGATATAGATGACATTCTTTTCTTTCGCTTCCATGAACAGAAGTCTAAGTTTCATGTCGTCTCCAGTATATATCTCAATGATTTTGTCTGGGTCGCTGTCTGCAATGTTTAACAGATAATCCTGTACGTCAGCGTCAGACTTTCCGACCATACTATGCCCAAGAAGTTTTGTTTTAAGCAATCTTCCCTCTCGTCCCTTTTCGTCATTAAAGATGAACGTATAGGCATTGTTTCTTTTCTCTCGTTTAGAAACTCTTTTTCTGGCTTCTTCTCCAGGATTCTCAACATAGAACTCTGCGATTCCATATCTCTTTGAGTCTCCGTCAATGATAAGATTGCCGTTCTTGTCACGAGCGTCCCTAGTTGGAACGATAAATATGCTATTCTTTATAGCTTGCCATGTGGCATTTTCATATTCATTGTTAAGGTCAAATGCAGTTCCGTCCGTAATGTCGAATACTGCGTCTTCTGGAATAAACAGCTTTCCTGAGTTCCTCTCCGCATCAGTCATAATCATATCACCCTGTGAATTTACCTTCTTAACGCAAGGAGGATATTGACCAGTCTGCCTGTCCTTACATGGTTGAACCTTCACTATATATCCAGTCTTTGAATTAACACACCTTAATACTACCAGATTTTTGGTAGCGTCATAAATATCATTTAAACTACTCATACTTTCATTTACATTTTCAACGTTATCTAACAAATATAATATGTATTTGGAAATCTCATCCCTTAAAATAAGGTGGGGAAGGAAACCCTCCCCACCTATTATATAAATCTCTATGCCTCTCTCAATACGAATGAGCGGTAAGGGTTATAAACCGCAACACCCGAGTAACCCCAGTTGATTAGTTTAGACCCTGCAACAGGAGTGGAAACGATGCCAGAAGACAAACCGTTTTCACCGCCTACGCCCAATACTTTATTTGATACGAAATCACCGCCTTTCAACGTGAACATTTCAATCGCAGGTCTGTTGTTCGTTGAATCGCTCGTCATGTCCAAGCAAAGGGCATAACCCTTGACTGAACCGTACTCACGAGACATTGCCCTATCGACCTTGAACGAAACTTCGTTTCCTCCGAATGAATAAGTGTCGAAGGTTGCGCCTACCTTAACGTAGTCATTTGCCCCCTTACTCCACATATACGTACCGTTCTGTGATTTCCACTTAAACAGATAGTCATTCAGGTTCTGTTGAACCAAGAACCACATACGCTCATTACATATGAATGCGTAATGGTTTCCTGTAGGCTTCTCCGAACGCTCTGTCATCATAGCCATGATTGTCTGGAATACGTTTACCGTAAGTTTACCAAACGCATACTTTGATGCGAAACTCTCACATTGAGGAATAATACCATCGCCAATATAAATCATTTGTTATCTCTATGTCTCCATGGAGTTCAGACTATATCTTTAACTTATTGTATATTCAAAAATAAAACCTTTAGTACTCTTTCTTTCTTTTCTACAAACCTTCTGACAACACGGAAACTCCTTTTTGCATTCATTGACGGAATCCCATGTCTTAACCAAATTATGGTCTAAGTCATATTGGGATATTTTTACTGGATTAAGTGGAATGTATTCGTTATGAACGTCATGCCTTTCATAGCTCCATTTATATCCAGCACAAGTCTTATTTCCCTTTATTGCCCTTGTTATGTTCCCATGACTGCTTTTCGGAGTGTCGTTACATGCATCTTCAATAGAATCATATTCCATATCAAACTCTCCTGTCAGCAAATACCTATAAACTTTAATGGCATTCATTTTTATGTTATTTCGTTTTGCGGATAGTAATGTTTTGATGTCTTCATCCGAACGCAAGAAATAATATCCACCGCAAGATGTCCTATTGAAAACTGAATTCACGATAGACTTCCTATCAATGTCTAGCTTTAGAGCAGCTTCTGAAGCATCATTAAAAGTGTTTAATAATATTCCATCCTTAGTATATTGAAATACTCCATCTCTAATGCTTAGCCTGAATTCATTTATGTTTATTGTTTCAGTTTCAGACCAATATGAATTATTAAAACTTCGTTTGTCGCTTATTACCGTACGGATTCTGTTTTTATTGCAACTTAAATAAATTGTAACGTCAGTTATCGAATCCCATCTTTTTATGAGATTCCCACGTAAATCAAACTGATATATGCGTTTTGTTAACATAGGAGGAACTCCTCCTCCAATTACTTCATTGTATGTATCAGTCCTTTTTACGAACTCTTCCGTAACTAACAAAGACTCCAAATCCAATGCGTCTTCCAATGAGTCAAATTCCCTCAAAGCCGTTCTATGGAAGTTGTTTATTCCGTATTTCATTATTGCCTTATGGAAGTGCGACTTTCCTTTGTTATAAGAGCTTGGTTTGTTACTGTATGCTCCGCAACCTAAATAACCATCAAATGTATTTGGATTCGCAGTTCCGTGAACTCCAATATATATTTTCCCGTTCTTCTTGTTTGTAGTTAGATATACTATATATTTCATTTTATACTTTTATTAAGTTATTTCCCATTTCCACCATGTAGGTGTACGCCTTTCGGCTAGTCGTTGAACCTTCATCGAGATTACTATATTATAGCTTATCATATTCGATGCTTGGCTGCTGATTGTCCCAAAGGAGTTTCCAGCAATTAGAGAAATTAATTTTTCATAGCGTCACCACTATGTGTCCCATTTATTAAGCGGCGATTGCATAATGTTTAGGACGACCAGTATCCGGATCGCAGATTGTTGCCTTTCCGTTTACATCAACGTTTGTCTTGTTGAATAGTACATTATTGTTTTATATATTTCTATATAATTTAGACTATATCTTTAATTTTTAAAGTATATCCTTTAGTGCTCTTGTTTACTCCACGTAATACTTTATTTACTGTAGAATTGTCCAAGTCCAATTCTTTACACATTTTATTTATACTCGAATATTCTCCTACGAAACCTCCGTCAAGACCATAGACTAAAACAACCTTATTTTTGTTTTTCTTCTCATAAGGTTCTATGCTGTCTTTTTTGACCAGCCTCAATTGCTTTTCTTTAATAGGTTTTTCTGCATTTATATAATTGCATATCCTCCTATCCGAAGAGATTCCAAGAAACTTATGAATTTCATCATAAGGAATCTCCGATTCGAATTTACCGTTCAGGTCATACACGTAAATAACCTTTCCCTTTAATTCAAGCCTTGGCTTCGAAACATACTCGTCATATAATGACAATGAATAATAAAAACCTCTTGTCATTGAACCTTCCATTATCCTATTGTAAAGTTCAGCGGATGAATTATATGAATTGCACTTAGCGGCTTTAGTTATTGAATCATAAATAGCAATGCATTTCCCTTTAGCGTCATATTTATAAACCTTTTGCGAGTTGTTCGGATTGGAATATTCTGATATATCTATATCATTAAAATAACTCCAATAATGCCCATATAATCTATTTTTGGAATTGATTGCTTGATATATCGACTCCTTCCATGTCTCCAAAAAGTCAGAACATTCATATATGTCATTCCATTCCTTTACGAGGTTTCCTTTGTTGTCAAACTGATAAATCTTATGCCTTTCATAAAACAAAGGTCTAAAATTTCCCCCTAAAATACAATTATATGTATCCGAACGTTGTACGAATTTTAAATCGACCAGCTCACGTTCCTTTGCATACGCTTCGTCTTCCGTGTTAAATGTGTATAAAGTTGTTCGTCTGAAGTTTGCTGTGCCATATCTCTTTACTGCAAACTGAAACGGATATTTAGGATTCATATATGTACTCGGATGGTTTATGTTCACTCCGTTCCCTATATATCCGTCGAACCTTTCATTTTTTATTCTATGCACTCCTATGTAAACCTTATTGTTTACACAGTTCAATGTTTGATATACTATATATTTAAAATCATTCTCCATTTTAATAATTAAATTATTTACCCTAAATCGGATAGTCGTTGAACCTTGTAAGCAATCGGACGCTCCTTATTGTCTTACCTTGGCTGCTGATTGTCGTGCTGCCTATCGGCAGTTTAGAGTCCCAGCAATTAAGAGAATTTTAAATGACCCACCATTCAAGCCATTATTTCGAACAAACATGAAGTTATCCAAAAGAGTCTTTTCCTTCTTGTCCATTTTGTAGATAACCTCCTTTGCGTTCCCGTTGTCATCACCCTTAGCAATCTTGATGAACGTATCCTCATAAGCTGCATATTGTGCAGAATACGAATCGTCGACACGATGCGTAGTGATATAGCCTCTGTGTTTCTCAACACTTGACTGATATTTTACGAAACCTTCAGAATGTAACTCTGGATGTGCGTTAGACTGGAATCTAGTAGTGTCTCCGATATGACAACCTGAACGGTCAAGCGTCGACTGGTAGTCGTTGTCGATAATCCTTACACACACTTGCCATGCGTTGTCTGCCTTACGCACTGGAGTCGATACTACTAAGAACTGTTGCATCGTAATGTCATTCTTGAAGATATCGTTTTTCTGATAGTAATTCTCACCGAACGTCATCGTAATTTCAGAAGCGTTCTCTCCGTCTCCGATTGGCTCCTCTACAAAAGGGATACGTTTAATCAAGTTCGTGTCTGCTTCCCATTCGAAACACCATGAATTGATCGAAGTATATTTGTCTGAAGATTTTGCGTCACGGTAAACGATGTTTCTCAAACTTTCTGTAAGGTATGACGCTGTCAAATCGTCATACAACTTAGTTACAATACCTAAACGGTGAGGTCTATCACCTAAAAATTTATAAAAATCCTGATAGGTTCTCGTTGAACCCATCGTAGGATGGTTATTAATAAATCCTGCTACTAACATAATATTAATTCTGTATGTAATAATCTTTATACAAGGCAGAATATGTTACAGCCTACCACAAATCATCTATAGTCTTTATTTTTTTATTTGGTGCAACAGATGAAGGTCTTTCAGATTTTTTATAAATGACCTTAGCTGTAGGCTGTCTACCAGACTTGGCATCCGTAATACCTTTATGGTATGCGATTTTGCTAGTCTTGTCAACTTGTTCCAACATATTACCAAACGCCTTATCTCCGTAATTCAAAAACCAAGACACCCTTGATGCGACTTCGGGATTCTCGATAGCTTTCTGTAACATAGTCTTATTGTTATAGTCTTTCATTACAACCATATTATATATCACATCCTTCTCGTCGTCGTCCAATTCGATTTCAATTCCACCGATGTTAGTCAGCTGTTCAACTGCATTAGCAACATTATGAGCCACAGTCTTTTCCTGTTCTTGTGCCTGCTCTATTCCAGCCTGCTCTTCAGCAGCGTTTGCATCGCGTTCCATCTGAATGTATGAATCCCTTAGTCTATTAACTCTTTCGTTAAACATGGGAGCTTCCTTGTCTGCTTGAAGTGCAGCCATTATCTTCTCGTCTTCCATGTTAGGGAAATTGGCTTTCATATCTAATATATATAATTCATCATCTGTCATATCATCAACATCGTATTTCGCTTCTTCCTTATTTGCGTCAATGTATTCCCTAATCGCATCGTTGCGTACAGCTTCGTACCATTGTGCAGGAGTCAACTTAGATTCCTTTATTGAATTTAAGATGACGTTTTCGTCCTCGTTAATGTCATTGTTATCTTCAACGCCTCTTAGGATATTGATTTTATCGTCATCAGGAATGTCATTCCAAGACACGCTAACCTCATTCCCTTCTTCATCTTCATATTTTATTTTGTTCGGATCTTTTATCCCTTGATTCTGTAACATCTTCATTACTATATCAGGAATAGAACCAGAACTTACTTCGGCATTCTGTTCGTCAAAAAAATCGTCGTCGTCATTATGTTCGTCGACTGTATTCTGTTGGTCATCAAAAATATCATCATCGTCATCTTTGTTGTCACTCTGAACGGACTCTTCGTATTTCTTTATCTCTTCGTCGAATCCGTAATCTTCATCGTCATTAACTTCACTCATAATACATTTACATTAAAGATTAATAATATAATTATAGGTGCGGACATGAACATGACGGCCCACAAATAAGTACAGTGTTGAACCCTGCATTCCGCACCCATAATTGTCACAAAAATAAATATTTATATAATATGTAGCAAACTATCTATTTTTAATATAGTTTACTATCCCGTCTACATGGACTTTAGTTATATCTTCCTTCGCCTTGTCTGTTAGCAAATATTCGACATCCTTCTTGTTGTCCTGAAAGAAATTCTCCGTAAGTACGCATACACACTTTGAATTTTTCAATATGTAAAAGTTGCTTTCAAGATTAGAATATTCACCTGATTTTTTCCTTATCTTCTTATCCTTAAACACCTCCTTAGCGGAATCGTATATACTTTCAGCTAATCTATCTGAATTTGTAACTCCAGTAGTCGTATATGCCGACCATCCGTGTCCGTTTCCCCATCCTGACATCTGGCTTGCGTTTATATGTACGGATACCATTATCACTTCACGTGCTCCAAGATTATTGCAGTATTCATTCACTCTCCTGACGCGCTCCTTCAACGATATGTCTTCATCTTCAGGAGTAAGCAGCTCTGCTTCGTATCCTTTGTCACGTAATCCATTAACTATCATTTTAGCCAGTTCCCTCGTGTGTTTCCATTCCAATATACTTCCATCTGGAGAACGCTTTCCTGCTGTCTCCTTTCCATGTCCGTTGTCAACAAGTGTAATCATTTTATATT